TTAAAGAACATTTACTTAAACTCACTAGCTCATTAGAGCATGAACTACAACCTATCATAAAGATTGGTGATAAGGAGTATGGATTTGAACCTAACTTATCAGAGATGGAGTATGGTGCATATTTAGATATAACAAAGTTTGGTGATTTAACCATCAACAAAGATTGGGCAAAAGTAATGTCTATACTATACAGACCCATAGAAAGAAAGAGTGGTAGTGTATATAGTATCCAAAAGTACAATGCTAATGGTGATGATAGTTTATTCTTAAACGTAACTATGGATGTACATTTTGGAGTACAGAGTTTTTTTTTTCGTATCTCCACTCACTTACTGAAAGATACAATGAACTATTTGAAGGAAGTGGAGAAACAGGTAGTAGTTCAGGATATAGAGCAGGATTTGCTAAAAAGTGGAATGCCTATTCAACAGTAATGGCTCTATGTAAAGAAGATATACTACAAATAGATGCAGTAGTACAACAACCATTAGAGAAGTGTTTGTTATATCTATCTTATCTAAACGATAAAGCGATATTGGAGAATGCAGAGATTGCAGCTGCATCTAAACGAACATAGTATAAATCACTAACTAATTGTTATATCTATATGTTGTATGCAAGAAAAATCAATAGAAGAATAAATAGTGGTATCTATCTAGGACCTACGCAAGGTTTATCTTCACCCAAAAACAATCGTAGAGCTTGTCTTTGTACTAAAACAGATACATACTCACGTGAGTGTTGTAATGGGGATTTGATTGCGCAAGGTATTGGTAATATTCAGGGTACAACTACCGCACCACCAAGTACTACTACAACCACAATACAACCCACTAGTACCACAACTACAACGGCTGGACCAACTACTACAAGTACTTCTACTACATCTACTTCAACATCTACTTCAACGAGTACATCAACAAGTACAAGTAGTACATCTACATCAACTTCTACTTCTACAAGTACTAGTACAACAACAGCTGCTCCAACCAGCACCACAACATCTACTTCTACTTCTACAAGTACAAGTACACTTGCACCAACTACCACAACTTCTACTTCTACCAGTACAAGTACAACCACTGCTGCTCCAACTAGCACTACAACTTCTACTTCTACTTCAACATCAACGAGTACAACATCTACTTCTACTTCAACAAGTACGAGTACATCTACTACATCAACTAGTACTAGTACTTCAACAAGTACAACTACTGCTGCACCAACTTCTACATCTACTTCAACAAGTACAACTACTGCTGCACCAACTTCTACATCTACTTCAACAAGTACAACTACTGTTGCGCCATTACCAATTGTTGAAAGTGGATTGATTATATGGAATAATTACGAAGATTACAATAGTGGAAGTGGGACTGTTGCAGACAGGAGTGGTAATAATAATACTGCAATAGTAAGTGGTAGTACATTAGTAGCATCTGCTTCATTAGGATTAGAGTTTAATGGAACTAATAATTTCTTTACTTATCCAGAGCCTGTAAACGCAACACCAACTGGTTCGTTTACTTTACAATACTATGGTACAATAAACTTTGATTCTGAAAATAGAGATTACTTCTGTAAAAACTCATTTGAAGATGGATGGGATACAGTAGCTACACCATATCCTGAAATTGTATATAGACCAGTAGCTGGTTCTGATATATCATTAGATGGTCCAATAGATGGAGCAGTTGTTAAACTAATTACAACAACATATAATATAGATGGTACATGCGAACTATATATAGATGATACACTTATAGTAAGTAAAAGTTCATTGATTGAACCATTCAATAGTGGAAGTGCTATACCATTTACATTTGGATATAATCCACAAAGTGATGGAAATTACTTCAAAGGAACATTTAAGGATATAATTTTATATAATAGAATATTGACAGAAGCTGAAGTTATATATAATTACACAGCTTTATCACCATCAATAGGTACAACAACCACCACAACTGCTGGTCCTGGATTAGTTACAAATGGTTTAACTATATGGAATAAGTTTAATGGGGTTACTGGTAGTGTTTGGTATGATAATTCAGGCAATGGAAACCACGCTTTAATATCTGGTTCTTCATTAGCATTATCTGGTTCATTAGGATGGAACTTTGTACCATCTGCTAGTAATGAAAACTATTTAACATATCCTGCTTCATTAGTAGCCACACCATCTAGTTCATTTACATTACAATTCTTTGGTTCACCAAATGCAGATGGTAATGGACAAACTTTATTTGGTAAAACAGAAGTATCTTCTTCTACTTTTTCTAATGGTTGGTACAATGCTTGGAATGGTTTAAGTAATAGTTCTAGAAGATTTTACTACTATAATAATTTTAATGAAGAAGTTGTAACACCAACTGCAGTACCACCTGCTACTCAATCACTATATACATTTACCATTACTCAAGGTACTGGAACTAATGGTGGATTTTACTTAAACGATGAAGGAACAGTAACTAATTTTACATCAGGTCAATTTGTTGGATTTAATACTGCTTCAGCTGAACCATTCACATTTGGACTTGATAAGAGTACTGGAACAACACCTGCATATGGATTTTACAATGGAACAATAAGTAATATATTAGTATATAACAGAATACTATCTACTGCTGAAATAGCACAAAACTATAATTATTTATTTGTATCAGGTAGCATTTAACAAAAAAAACAACAACCAACTATAACGCATTAACAGCCCTATGACCCTATTAGAAACCTACAATGAATTAAACCCTCATACAGATAAGGGAGCAATACATGATTACATCAATGGATACTACAATGAAGCATTTGCTGATAATACAAAACCAATTAACTTATTAGAGATTGGTGTATATAAAGGTGGAAGCCTACAACTATGGTCTCAACACTTTGGACCAGATAGTAATATATACGGATTTGATGTTGAAGACCATATAGTAGATGAGTTTATTGCTCAACCTAATATTAATTTTCAATTCAAAGATGCTTACGCAGATGAAACGATTGCAGAGTTTAAGGATGAATACTTTGATATTATTATAGATGATGGTCCACACACACTACAATCACAAATAGATTGTATAACTAAATGGTGGCCTAAATTAGCAGTAGGTGGTAAAATGATTATAGAAGATATACAATCAGATAATGATTTATTAGTTCTCCGTGCTATGAACCCACCATCTGGCTCAACAACTGTATATGATTTACGTCCTAATAAGGGTAGATACGATGATATAATAATCCAAATAATTAAAGAAAAATAACTACAACCAACAAATACATTGTTAAATAATTAAAACTATATTGAAATATGAATGCAAAAGAAGTATTAAATAAGATTATGACCTTATTGTCTTATGATAATAAGGATATGAACCTTACAGACGCAAGAGATGCACAAGGTAACATCTTACAATCACCAACATTTGATTTGGGAGAAGATGTAAGTGTAGTGGGAGAAGATGGTAATCTAACTCCAGCACCAGATGGTGAGCATGAAATTGAATTGAGAGATTCAGAAGGAAACAAAGTTGTTATCCGCATTGAAACTGAAGGTGGTAAAATCACAGAAAGAGAAAATGTAGAAGAAGCACAACCAGCAGATTTAGAAGATACAGGTGTAAACGAAGAGATGCCAGTAGCATTTGCAGAGGATATGGTTCCAGCAAAGGCATTACCTAACACAACTGATGAGAATCCTGCTAACGAAGTTCCATCACCAGAATCAGATTCACCTGTAATTAGTGAATTGAAAGCAAAGATTAAAGCATTAGAATTAGAATTAGAATCTTATAAGATGGCTGAAGAAATGCCTGAAGAAGATTTACCTAAATTAGATGGTGCTCCAATCGAAGAGGACATGAAGAAGTTCTCTAAAGTAAAAGCATATGGAAGTAAGAATAAAATTGCAGACCCGCAAAACACATTCTTATCTAAATTATATAAATAAACAACAACAACATTTAATTAAAAATGAGAAAACAACAAAACTTTGTACAGCCAACTATTACCTCAACATACGCAGGTGAGTTCGCAGGTCAATATATCGCAGCAGCGTTATTATCGGCTAAAACATTGGATAACAAGTATGTAACTATTCACCCTAACGTGAAGTACAGAGAGATTATCCAAAAGATTGATGTAACTAACATCATCACTAACGCATCTTGTGATTTCGTAACATCTGGTTCAGTAGCATTAAGCGAAAGAATCCTTGAGCCGAAAGAACTTCAAGTTAACCTTGAATTATGTAAGCAACAATTCGTAGATAGCTGGGAAGCACTACAATTGGGTTATAGTGCATTCGATACTATCCCAGCTTCATTCAACGATTACCTTATCTCTTATGTAGGTGGACAAGTAGCACAAGCAACTGAAATCTCTATTTGGCAAGGTAACACTGCAACTAACGGACAATTTGGTGGATTTGGTCCAGCATTATCTGCTTCAGTAGCAGCAGGAACTGGTGTATTGCCAGTAAGAACAAGCGGTGGCTCATCAGCAATCATCTCTGGTTCAATCACTTCAGCTAACGTATTATCAATCTTAAACTCAACAGTTGATACTATTCCTGATACTGTATATGGTAAAGAAGATTTATTGTTATACGTTCCAACAAACGTAGCAAAGGCTTACCAACAAGCATTAGGTGGTGGAGCACAAGGTGCAAACGGATACAACAATCAATTGAACGTTGGTGAGAAACCAATGAACTTCAATGGTGTTGAAATCGTATTGTGTCCTGGTATGGCTTCTTCAACTATCGTAGCAGCACAGAAATCTAACTTACACTTTGGAACAGGTTTATTATCTGATTACAACCAGGTTAAAGTATTAGACATGGCTGACTTGGATGGCTCGCAGAACTTCCGTATCATAATGAGATATACAGCTGCTACAACTGCAGGTATCTTATCTGATATTGTTTACTACGGCGCATACGCTTAAAACACAATGGGGTAGGTAAATCTATCCTTTGATTCGGGTGGGGGACAGCGTTCCTCCACTCCTATCATAAATCAAAAAAACAATAACGATTAAAATACAATAACATTATGGCTTGTAATCTAACACAAGGTAGACAAGAAGTTTGTAAGGAAAGTATTGGTGGTTTGCAAGGTGTATATTTTATTAACTATACAACAGGCTCATTCACTAAAAATGGTGCTGGTGAAGTTACCGCACTTCCTTCAGGTTCAACAGTCTATTATTACCAATTGAAAGGAACATCAGCCTATACTGAAACTGTAAACTCATCTCGCGAAAACGGAACAACATTCTTTAACCAAGAAGCAACTCTTAACTTAAAGAAACTGACGAACGAAATGACAACACAATTAAAGTTGATGGCTTACGGCCGCCCTCAAGTAGTAGTTTGGACAAACGCAGGAGATGCATTATTAGTAGGCGAAAAGCTTGGTGCTGATGTAACTGCTGGTACAATTCAGACTGGTGGAGCTTTGGGTGACTTATACGGATACTCTGTAACCTTAACAGGTATGGAACAACTTCCGGCAGCTTTCTTATCTGGAAGCACAACATCTAATCCATTCGCTGGATTATCAACACAACCGACAATAGTATATAACTAAAAAATAGTTGGGTAGAGTAGGGAAAATTGGGGGAGCGAAAGTTTCCCCTTTTTTATTTGATTATATCAGTTTTTTTTCGTAACTTTGAGTTCAGTTAAGTTTTACTGCTAATATTATATATTACTGATAATGATTAGTTAATTTGTTATAAAGTATAGATAAATAACAGATAATGCTTTCTTATTTCGGTACAGGTTCAAATAATTTCAGTATTCATACACAACCATTTGTGTCTTCAAGTTCTAATTTAGTATTAAACATTGAAGATATGTACACTTTAAGTACACAATCTTTTAGTATATCAGGTTCAGCTTTCATATCTTATGACAATTATGAAAGTATTTTATCATTCTCTTTACAATTACCTACAACAAGTGTAGCTTATGAGTATAGATTAGAACTTAAAAATACAGGTTCTACAATATACAATGGTACTATGCAAGTATATGCTTCACAGTCTGTTAATAAAACAGATTATGTAAATCAAAATACTCAATATAAATCTAGACTCTCTGGTAATGAGTTTATCATAATTCAATAACAATGAATAAAAATCAAAACTTTTCAGTAGTACAATTACAGCAACAAGATGTAACTGCAGTCTTTGAAGATATAAAGACTAGACATGAGTGGGTACCTGTTGGTATATTAGGACAAGATGATTTCTTTGAACTAATTACTACTGCTTTTAATACATCTACTACTACTTCAGCTTGCGTTGAAGGTATAGCTGATTTAATATATGGTAAAGGTCTTTATACAAATAACCAAACCTTTACTCAAGCATTACCTAAACTTATCCCACAGGAAGAAACAAGAAAAGTAGCATTTGATTTGAAACTATATGGTAATGGTGCTTATCAGGTCTATTGGAATAAAGAACACACTAAAGTAATTAAATTTTACCATGTCCCAGTCCAAAATCTACGAGCTGAAAAGATATACTCTAATCCCAGAATTGAAAACTATTTCTATTGTTCTGATTGGAAAGACCAGAGAGCACAGAAACATAAAAAGAAAATCCCAGCGTTTGGTACTTCAAACGAAGATGTAGAAATACTTTACATAAAGAATTACTCACCTGGTCATTACTATTACTCTTTACCTGATTGGGTATCATCATTGCAATTCTCTTATGTAGAAGCTGATTTATCTAACCTACACTTAAACAATATCCATAATGGGTTTATGCCAGTTGTTATGGTTAATTTTAATAATGGTATTCCTGCTCCGGAAGAAAGACAGGTAATTGAAAATATGATTGAAGATAAGTTTACAGGTAGTAGAAACGCTGGTAGATTTATGTTATCATTTAGTGATGACCCATTATTGAAACCAACAGTAGATGTAATACAAACAGATAACCTACACGAAAAGTATCAGTATGTTGCAGAGTATGCACAAGATAGAATACTTGTAGCACATAGAGTAACATCGCCTTTGTTGTTTGGTATCCGTACTGCTAACAATGGTTTCTCATCACAGAGTGAAGAAATGAAAACTGCTTACTCTATCTTACAGACGATGACAATCAATGGTTTCCAAAATCTATTGTTACAAACATTAGATGCAGCATTGAACGAAGGTGGTTATTTAGATTCACAATTGTATATAGACCAATTAACACCATTAGCTATATTAGCACAAACTGCTGAAGAAACAGGACAAACAATAGATGAGGTACAAGAAGATACTAATGACCAATTAGATAATCCAGATGTAACTGATTCTAATGATGAGAACAAAGTTATAGAGCAAGAAGTAGTAAGACCATCACAAGCATTCTTTGAAAAGGAATACGAAAGATACGAATAACATAAAATATTATGACACAAATAGCAACTCCATTATTTATCAGCCGTAATGATATAATCAAAAACTCACCTTTGCAGGGAGCGATTGATGCTGATGCTTTATTACCATTTGTAAATACAGCTCAAATAAAATACATTAAAGATTTGTTAGGAACTGTCTTATATGAGTTTATCGGTGCTAACATATTAGCTGGTACTACTGATACTTTATCTATATACTACCAAGACCTAATCAACGAACACATAAAGAATACTTTGATATGGTACACTTGTGTAGAGTATATACCATTTAGTTCTGTATCGTTTAAGAGTAATGGTGCAGTTAAACATTTAAGTGACCAATCAGTAGCACCATCTAAAACAGATATTGATTTCCTTACAGGTAAGTGTCAATCTAATGCAGATTACTTTGCAACTAGAATGCAAAACTACCTAATTGCATATAGTACAGAAATACCACAATACTTACAGACAGTAGGTAACTCTACAATGATATTCCCTAATATGGGTAATGCCTACTTTGGAGGTATCCAACTATAATAACCTATGGCTATAACTAACAATACTGGACAAAACTTTACACTCTATTATAACGTACTTAATTATTTTAAGACTATATCGGCTAATCACCCACAAATCCGTTTCTCAACGCAAGGAGACGTTTTTTCGGTGGATGAAAGAGAGTTTCCAGCATATCCGTTATCTAACATACTCATTACAAATGCAGTATTTACTGATAACTCTACTATCTACACTTGTCAGCTTACTGTTGCTGATAAAGTTAAAGTTTTAGCTAACCAATCCACAGGTCCAACTAACGCACAAACAATTCCATTCTACGATGTAGATGATGTAGTTGATATACACGCCAATACTCTTGCTATACTGAACGATTTAACTTCATACACACAATACTCCCAACAAGCCTTTGAAGTATCAGGAGAAACGAACTGTGAACCTTTTAGAGACCAATTTGATAATGGATTAGCTGGGTGGGTTGCAACATTTGATTTATTAGTTCACAACGACAGACCTCGTTGTTTGTATGAATTAAACCCATAGTATGTATCAGTTAAAAGATGTAGCAGCAGTTCTTAAAACTCAAACTCAAGTAGGATTGAGACCGGGTAGGAATTGGAGAAAGGCTTACATTACTGGTAACTTATTCAATTCAGTAAAGGTAAGGATTAAATCTAGCACTCAAGCTATATCTGCTACCTTAACAATATCCTATCTATTCTATGGTAAATACATTATAGATGGTGGTAATAGTAGAGCAAAATACAAAGCAGGTCCTCGTCCATTTCCACAAGCAGCAATGGGTAGTACAGAGTTCAAACAATCTGTACAACAATATCTAAAGGCTAGTATAGATGCTAAAATAATGAAAGCATTTAAGAAATCACAAAGAGAGTTTAATAAGGTAAAGTAAACCATCCACTATATTTTTTTAGATGTGGGTTATATTAGTAAACATTTAAGAACCGATGTCTTTACTAATTACACAAACACCTACATCTGTATCACTTGCACAATCTCCACTAATCTTTACATTAGCAGAGAACACACAAGTCATCACATCTAGTTCGTTTCAATATACGGCTGATTTGTTTATATGGAGTGGTAGTATAAGTGCAGCACCAACTGCATCTAATTATGTATTAGTAAAGTTTCCTAATCCATCTAATGTTGGTATCTTTGATGTTAGTAGAATTGTTAATTCAACTTTAACAGATTACTTACAAGCAACACCATCATCAGCAAGATACTTTAAGATAAATGCTAATTGGCAATATAAGAGTGGTAGTACTTGGATTACAGGTTCAAATGTATCATCATCTATCTATACTGCATTGGATGGATATTCTACTTTTCAGGAAGCAATATCACAACCAATAGAAGATAAAACACCATACTGGCCTTTGATGACAGATGGACCCGTAACACAATCTGCTTTTATAGATAATTATGGTAAGAGTGGAGTATATACAGGAGCAGGTGCAGGTACTAGGCCAGATAGAGTAAAGTATGTAGGTTCTAATGGTAGTATAGCTGATTTTGCAGTACAACCAACAGGTTCAGCAACACAATTTCTTATTGCACAATATCCAATAGGACCAGAACAGACTGGATTTCCAATATCAACAATTGGTTTAGAATGGTACACTACTCAAGCATATAATGGTGCTACTCCATTAGGTTCTCCTATTAGATATGATATAACTTGTGTACAAAAGTATCCAAATGTTCGTATCAAATGGAAAAACAAATATGGACAATTTGATTACTTTAATTTCTATGGTAGTTCCAATCAATCATTTGGTACATCACAAAAAGTATATCAACCAACAATTGGTAGTTGGACAGCACAGTCTTTAACATATCAAAAGTATGAGACTGGTATTAGTAACTATACTGTTAGTGATATACAAACACTAGTGGTAAATACTCAATTCATTCCTCAAGACTACAATGATATAATCAAACAAATGTTAGTTAGTGATGAGATATATTGGGTATATGATGAAACTGCTGATTTAGTTAGACCTTTGAGTATTGTAAATAATAATTTAAGGTTTAAGACTGGTGTAGTTGATAAACTTATTCAGTACACATTCACATTTGATTTAGGACAACCGTATAAACTGATAATTTAATATGGCGTTCTTAACCAGTACACAAGGTTTTACTTTTAAGTTAATTGCTAATGGGGTTGATTTAGATATTTTCCAAGATGAAGAAATCAAAATCTCCAATAACATTACGCAATTATTTGATTTAGGTGCTATACCTGCTGATTTTACACGCACAATTACACTACCTGGTACTAAAACAAACAATGCTTTCTTTGAGCATTACTACGATATATCTGTATATTCTCCTTTAACGTTTGGTTCTAATAATAAAGTACCAGCTTATATGGATTTCGATGGTATATATGTAGCTAATGGTTACTTACAATTAAATAAGGTAAATGTATATCAAAACAAATACATAGATTCTTATGAGGTAACACTATATGGTGCTACATCAGCATTCTCAAGAGATACTAACAAAGCATTTTTAACTGATTTAACTTCACTTCGTTCTTATAACCATACTGCTTCATTAGCAAATATCAATTTAAGTTGGAGTGGTAGCCTTTTTAATGGTGATATTATATACCCATTAGCTGATTACGGACAAGGTTTATCTTTTAATTCACAAGACAGACTACCAATGTCAGTATCATCTGGCTCATTGACGGTGCAAGACTTCAAACCAGCTATTCGTATAAAGAAAGTATGGGATGCAATCTTTGATACATATGGATATACATATACATCTTCATTTTGGAATCAACCATTTTTAGATAATGTATATATGGTTCTAAATAATGATTTGAGTTTTATACAAACATCAGGTTCATTCTTTGGTTCAGCATCTGTTGATTTGCAAGATTACGGACAATTTAAGATTGGACCTATTAGTGGTAGTACTGCAACAAATGTTTCAGCTAGTCATAATGTATCTGTTCCTTTAGATTGGAATAACTTTCAAAAGAGTACACCATTATTAACTACTGGTTCAGTTGCTCCTTTATACTCTGTTGAAAGACCTACTAAATTGAATGGTACAATAAATCTACAATGGTTATCTACAAAAGATAAAGCAGGTAGTGCTATTGGTGTACCACAATTTACTTTACAATTCGTTGATGCTAATAATACTGCATCTAAATACGAAACACCTTTAGATGTTATTAACGATTATATGGTTGATGTATATTTTACATTAACTGTAACACCTACAAGTCAATCATACGAAGCAGCACAAACATTTACTACATTATCTTTACCATCTGGTTCTTACTATCCAGCAATTAAACAAACTGTATTTGGTGTAGATAATTTTGATGTAAGATATTCTACTGCTCAAAATCCAGTTTCTTATTTAGAAATAAATAAAGTAAAGCAAGCTGGTGATTATAAGATTATAGATATACCATCTAATATGCCTTTTGGACAAGTTGGTATTCGTTTAGTTGATTTTATCAAAGCAGTACAAAAGAAGTTTAATTTAGTATTCTATCCAAACAATACAAAGAACGGACAATTCATTTGTGAAACATTTGATGATTGGTATAAGAGAGGTAGTGTTAAAGATTTTAATAAGTACATAAACCTTAATGAAAAGATTGAGGTTATACCTGCTAACAATCTAGCAGTAAATAAACTTACATTTGGTGATACACTAGATGGTGATTATATATCACAACAATTTAGTAAAGAAAACTCACGTAATTATGGTGATGCATTCTATGTAGATACTACAAACTACTTCTCACAAGGAGAGTTTAAGGTGGAAAGTGGATTTGCTTCTACACCATTGGGATACATTGCAGGTACTGGTCAATCAGGTTCAGCAACATTTATTACTATAAATAGTATATCTGTAAGTGATGCTGATGCTGGTAATACTATTGTAAGTTGTTTAGGTACTGATTATACACAACAAAATAGAACTACTACTGCTACTCTATTAGATTCGTTTGGAAATCCAATTGTAAACATAGGACCTACACTTCGTGCATCGGTAAGATATACTTATCAACCTTGCTTTGGTGTTTCATACGATGTTGATGTAGATGTAACTATACCATTTGGTGCATCAACTGGAACTTATAACTACGCTTCTTCTACTATTGTAGATTGTGGACAAAGTAATTGTGTAGCTGAAACTCAAACTATACAATGTGTTGTATCTGTAAGTGGACAAAGTGGAATAACATTAAACGGAAGCTCACCAATAACTGCTTGTTAAGATATGGCTGCTAATACTAAAATATTTATACCAAAATACATCAGTAGTGTAACATCTGCTCCTGCTCGTGTTTTGCCACATATATATTTTTATAATGGACAGCGTGAGTGTGAACCTTGGTACATAGAAGGTTATTCAGGTTCGGCAACAACATCATCTGCTACAATTGTAACTCAATCAGTAGATACATTTCCTCAATTAGATTATTATTCTGAACAACAAGTAACTGGTTCATCCCTTTCTTTGTTGTTTAATAATGAGTTTACACCATATGGTACGTTTCCATCTCAATCTCTTTATAGTGAGTATTGGGAAACTTATGTAAGTTTATTATATGACCCACATACTCGTTTAGTAACCTGTTCTGGTATTATACCATTAGCAGATTATTTTACAATGAACTTAAATGATGTTGTAGAGTGGAGAGGTAATTATTATTATCTTCGTGCAATCAACGATTACAACACTTCCAATGGTGAGTGTAATTTACAGTTATTAGGACCAATATTAGATGATACTTTAACTATACCATTTATCCCACCAGTAGATTGTTCATTCAACTTTACTGCGGTTACACCTGGCCCAACAACTACTACAACATCTACGACTAGTACATCAACTACTTCTACTACTACGTTAGGACCAGGTCAAACTACTACTACGACTAGTACAACAACGGCTGCACCAACTACAACAACAACTACTACTGCTGCTCCTACATCGACTACGACTAGTACAACTACTGCTGCACCAACAACGACTACTACAACGCAAGCATGTAATCAATGGTTAGTTCAGTCTACTGGTGGAGGTAGTGCTTTAGTAAATTATATCGATTGTAATGGATTTGCTAAATTTGTAATCGTACAAGATTTTGCAACAGCAATAATATGTGCACTTGGTACACCTGAAATATATTCTGGAAGTGTTACTGTAACATTACAAGGTGCATGTACTATAACATCAACAACTACAAGTACAAGTACAACATCTACTACAACTTCTGCTCCAAGTAGTACTACCACAACAACTGCTTCTCCAACCAGCACCACAACTGCTGCTTCAACTACTAGTACTACAACTCAATCTCAAATTGTAACTGACCAATTGGTTATATTTAATCAGTGTCCTACGTTTGTACCTGGTTCTTCAACTTGGGTAGATAGTAGTGGTAATTCAAATACTGCGTATGTAAGTGGTAGTACAATTTTACCTTCTGGTTCATTAGGATTAGGTTTTAATGCAACAAATAATCAATTAAATTGGTATCCAACTATCACTGGTATTGGAACAGGTGTATATACATTACAAATGTTTGGAGCTATAAATCCTACTACTGACAAAACCCTATTCAGTTGGGATTATGGTACTAACTATTCTGATACAAGTAGGAAAATATCGTATGATAGTATAAATCAAAGATTTGTATATCGTGCCGTTGGTGTAGGTGCTAAAACATTTAACTATGCAGTACCAGGTGCTACTAAACAATTATATACATTTATAGTAGCACAATCAACACAACAAATAGGTTTCTATGTAAATGGAACTTATATGGGTAATTTTGGAGCAGGTGCTGGTGGAACTGTATTTTATTTCCAATCATCTATGTTATTCCGTTTTGGTAAAAGTGCAGATGATGGAAATTATTATGATGGAACATTAAGTTCAGTATTATTATATAACAAAGCTCTAAATGGAACTGAAATAACTTCTAATTATAATGTATTATTAGCGCAAAGTTGTCCTTCTGGATTTACAACATCTACTACTAGTACATCTACATCTACATCTACGACTAGTACAAGTACAAGTACTTCTACATCTACTTCTACGAGTACAAGTACAACATCTACTTCTACGAGTACAAGTACAACATCTACTTCTACAACGACAAGTACAACAACAGCTGCTCCAACAAGCACTTCTACTTCTACATCTACTTCAACGAGTACATCTACTTCTTCTACTTCGACTAGTACAAGTACATCTACATCTACAAGTACATCTACCAGTAGTACATCTACTTCTACTTCTACATCTACGAGTAGTACATCTACTTCAACGAGTACATCAACTAGTTCAACATCTACTTCAACGAGTACAACGACAGCTGCACCGACTAGTACAAGTACATCTACGAGTACAAGTACAACTTCTACTACCACAAGACCACCGGTAGTTGGTGATAGTTTGGTTCTGTGGAACACTTGCGCTACTTATGTAGTAAACTCACCTACTTGGGTAGATAGTTCAGGAAACGGAAACTCTGCTTCGGTTATTGGTACTCCTATGAGTGCTTCTGGTTCATTGGGTATAGCATTCAATGGTACTAACAATTATTTACAATATCCAGAACCATTGAACTCACAACCTACAACACAATGGACAATGCAATTCTTTGGTTCATTGTATAATGATGGTGTAAATAGAGATTTATTCTGTAAGAATGATTATACGACTGGTTGGGATAGTATCTATGATGCAGCTTTTAGTAGATTTGTATTTAGAGATGATGCTCCAACAGATAAAAGAGCTACATTTACTAATGTACCTGCTAATAATCAATTGATTACAATGACTGCAAACTCAACTACTGATTTAATGCAGTTATATGTAAATGGAACATTTGTAACTAATTTTAGTGCAGGTGGTGTAAATACATTTAATGCAGTAGCAACCGCATTGAAGTTTGGTTTTAATAGTAACACAGATGCTACCTTCTTTAAGGGTACTGTAACTGATATTTTATTATATGGTAAAATACTTTCAGCAAGTGAGATAGCACAGAATTATAACGCATTAAGAGATAGAGCTTGTAATCCACCAGTTGGAAGCACAACTTCTACTTCTACTTCAACATCTACGAGTACAAGTACAAGTACTTCAACGAGTACATCTACAACAACAGCTGCACCAACGAGTACAACTACGGCTCCACCTACATCAACAACTACGTTGGCTCCGTTTGCTTGTTACGATACTACATTTACTAATAATAGTAATTTAGAAGGAACAATTGTATTCCAAAATTGTTTGGGAGAAGAGGAGATTTGGGTATTAGAATCATACGATGTAATTACATTCTGTGTTAAGTACTTAACTGTTGAGATATTAGATGGTGATATTACTGTAAGTTATGGTCCAAGTTGTTTAATAACTACTACTACATCTACCAGTACCAGTACTTCTACTACAAGTACAAGTACTACATCTACTACTACTCTTCCACCAACGAGTACATCAACTTCTACTACTTCTACTTCAACGAGTACTAGTACATCTACATCTACTACAACTGCTGCACCTCCGTTTAGTACTACTACTTCTACGAGTACATCAACAACAACGACAGCTGCACCGACTAGTACATCAACTACTTCTACTTCTACGAGTACGAGTACGAGTACATCTACGACTAGTACAACTACTGCACCTCCGTTTAGTACAACGACTAGTACTTCTACATCTACGACTAGTACATCAACTACGAGTACAACAACTATTGCACCTACATCTACTTCAACTACAACGGCAGCTGAATGGTATGGATATAATTTATTCCCAGTCTTTGGTGGAACTTGTGATAGAGCTGGTGATGATATTACTGCATACAAATATCAAAGTGGTGGAAGTATAGTAACAGGTGATGTTTTATACGCATCGCAAAACCTTAATGATGAATTAGTAACTGGATATTATTCAGATGGTGGATTTAGATATGAGGTAAATACAGGTATTGTTACTGATAAAACTGCTTGTCCTGTACCAACATCTACTTCTACTACTACATTAGCTTGTGCTGACCCATTAACTATAAATGAGATTAGTGCTTCAGGTCCTCAATCAGTACCAGTAGGTAGTACACAAAACTATATACTTTACGCGGCTGGAGCTGCAGCAAATCTTGGTTCAGCAACTTTACCACAAACATATATAATAACTGTAACTGGTTCATTAGCACCATTTACACCAATTACTTGGATTGTTAGTTCATCATTACAACCTAAAACATTCCCTATATCTGTGACATGGCAAGGTGGAGTATCCAATCAAAATCAAGTTGGATTATATGGTGAGAATTGTGGTATATATCAAAACCAATATTATTTAGGAGTATCTACTACTGCAGTTTCTACTACTTCTACAACTACATTATGTAATGCGATGGAGTTTGATTTCACAAGTGGAAGTAATAATTGGAGTATTGATGGTTGCCAAGCAGTAGTAACTGGTTCAACACATAATTACTATATATTCCCACAAAGAAATGGAGCATCATTACCACAAACATATAGTTATGTAGCACCTGGTTCTACAAACTTATTGACAAATCAAACTTGGATTTATAGTAGTTCATTACAACCAGTATTTACTGCATCTGTAACTTGGAATAATGTTGTTGATAATGGTGGATTAGTACACTTTTGGCAAGTGACTGGCTCAAACTGCGCCGGAGTAAGTTCAACACCATCAGACCAAATTGGTACTTATGATTTCCCTATAAATTGTAATGGAACACCTGCATAATAAAAAATAAGATATGGCTAATATAGAAAAACTAATAACGATAAGTAGCTGGAGTGGAAGTTCCGGTCCACTATACAATGCTTATTATTCTACGGATAATGTTAATTTTACAATTGCTATAAGTGGTAGTAATTTATATTTACCTGGTATTGGTTCTTCAGCTACTATATATGTTCCTGATACATCTAATTTTATAAAGTTAGTAAATGCTGATGGTATTTGTGGTGATGCAAGTGCAACTATTAGCATACAGATAACAACAACAACATCTACATCAACTTCAACTTCTACATCTACATCTACAACGAGTACATCTACGAGTACATCAACTACTAGTACTAGTACATCAACATCTACTTCTACCAGTACAACAACAGAAGCACCAACTACTACAACTACCTCTACTTCAACAACAAGTACATCTACAAGTACAACAACGGCTGCTAATCCATTCCCATCAGGATTAAATAGTGGATTGCTTGGTAGATTTGAGGTAACTAATAATTTAAGTTGGCCAGGTAGTGGTAGTATTATGTATAACTTATCAACCGCTTCGTTATATGCAACATCATCTACGGCAACTATTTGGAGTGCAAGTGCAGTTGATACAACGAATGGTATTCAATTAAACGGAACATCTACGCGTGTTGATTTTGGTATTGTTTCTACATACAATTCAGGTTCGTTTGTAATGAACTCTGCAATGACTGCATCTAATGAATTTACAGTTGTTTATTTAGCTGAATCAGATTCAACAGGTGGAAATACTCAAGTTGGTTTATCAGCTTGGAATGATTACTTTGCTGATACTGGACAATCTAAATATATTTCATTGGTTGAAAAAACTTCTGGTGGTGGAACTAATAGTACTAGTTTAAGAAGTAATAACTCTTACAACGGACATACAATTGGTTCATACTATACAAATGATGTTCTGAAAATGTATGGTACTCGTTTAGCATTTACTACAAATGGGGAAAGTTATTGGAGAGGAACTGCAAATGTTTCAAACTTTACACCAACAGGTACTACATTAAATAGTGATGATGGTGGATTGGTAGCAAGAAATGCACCTTGGACATTTGGTACTAGATTTGGAACAACTCTAAATACACCATATAGTGGAAGATGGTGGAAAGGTAAGTTATTCGCAGCATATTTTTGGGATAGAAGATTATCAGATACAGAAATGAGTGATTTACAATCTTACTTAAATACTTACGTTAAAGCTAATTCATAATGGAAGCAAATAATTATATAATTTCGTTTATGCAAGATGGTGAGTTTGAATGCACTCAAACATTTACAAACGAAGCAAGAGCATTAGAGATATATGTACAATATGGTGATGATACAGATAAGCAAGACCTTTCTTTAACAACCATTGTTGTAGAGGTAACTGGCTCTGTTTAATACAAAATGAGTTGAGGTTGTTATAAGTATATACACATATACAACCCAACTTATATGCAACTAATAGATAAAGAACTGCGCTTCATCTGCGCACAGCCTGCGATTAAATATTACTCGTGGCAATTGGAAGTTATGCTAAATAACTTTCGTAAAAATGGTATCAATCTAAATAATGTAGATGTTGTCTGCTCTAAACCTGATGGTATTGTACCAGAAGAATACACAAAGTTAGCAGAAAGATATGCTGCTCGCTTCTTCTTTTATGATGATTTAAGAGAAACTAAAGGTTACATCTCTTCAATTCGTCCAAACATTCTTAAACAACACTTTACTAATCACCCTTATCTAAAGGATTCGGCTATACTATACCACGACTGTGATATTGTATTTACTAAACCTATTGATTGGATTTACAAATATGTAAATGGTGATGAATGGTATGGTAGTGATACTCGTTGGTACATAGGACATGATTATATCCAGTCCAAAGGAGATGATGTGTTAGAAGCAATGTGTGAGATAGCTAACGTAGATAAACAACTCATAAAGGATAATGAACTAAACTCAATTGGTGCTCAATACCTAATGAAAAATATAGATGCTCAATATTGGGCTGATGTAGAGGTATTATGTGAGAAGTTATTCGTAGATATTACTCAACTAAATAACAGAAAGAAACAAGCAGACCCAACACATCACGAGTTACAAATATGGTGTGCTGATATGTGGGCTGTATTGTGGGAAGGATGGAAAAGAGGTTTCAAAACTAATTGTGAAGAAGAACTACAATTCGGTTGGGCTTCATCAGGTCCGCAAGATTGGGTGAACTTTAACATATTTCACAACGCTGGTGTAACTGATTCCAATTCAGGTAGGTTCTATAAAGCTGAATATATGGAACAACTACCATACTTTGTAGCACCTGAACCAAATAAAGAAACTGCAAGTTGGCATTATTGGAATGAAATAAACGAAGTTGCTAAACACTCTTGTTTATTATGATAAAAATAATAGAAGCAAAATGGGGTGAATTAGATGTTGCATCGGTAATACAAAACCGATACATACATAATAATGAGATACATTTATGTGCAACAAACGATTACTTTACAGACCCAAATCCTGGTCACTCAAAAGAACTACGTTTAGTTATAGAGTATGATGGAAAAGTTATAGAAGAAATAGTAAATGAGAATGCTAACTTCCACTTCCCATTCCCAAAGTATCAAACTGATAATGCACTTATTCTAACATCTTGCAATAGAGTAGACCAAATCAATTTAGCTTTATCTGTAAATAGTAGAATTATAAATCAACCATTCACACTTATAGTTGCTGATGGTTCTACTCCACATTTAGATTCTAATGGTGCAATAATGATGCATCAGGGTGATGACCCATACAATCTAATCAACGATAAAAACTATAATCCAAATTGGGAACAGATAGAAGAACATATTAAAACTCTACCTAATATAAAAAATTATAGAGTTATACACCAATCCCCTCGTCAAGAGAAGCAAGTTGGTGAAGCTGAACTAATGAGTTTAGGTATAACTGCTGCGAGTATGTTAGGATGTAAATATGGTATTAAACTTACAGGTGTTTGTAATCTTAAACGAAATCCATTTGATGATAAGTTAGGTGAAGAATCAGTATATACTTGGAAACGAACTGGATACGGACATAAGAGTACGAGAGTAGTTATGTTTAGACCAGATGAGTTCGGTGCTCTACTATCACAACAAGGATGGTCTGAATGGGTTTATACCTATGATTTTATAGAAAGAAAATTAGAAAAGATAATAAACAAAAACTTACCTACTGATAAAATCAAACACTTTGATTTAGATGAAAGAGATATTATAGTAGATGAAGGTATTGGTAGAAATGACCATAGAGAAATAATAACACAAAACTTAATTAAACACAACTTATTAGATTGTGATGATAGATACATCCAATCTTTTGTAAACGGAAATATATGGTAAAGAAGGTTTCATTCGTATGTACATCATACAGAAGATTTTATTGCGTAAAAAGGATATTGGCACAATTTAACGCTCAAACATATCCAAACAAAGAGTTAATTATTTTTAATACAGATGAAGAGTTTCCATATGTAATGGAGAACAAACCTGATAATGTTACAATTGTAAACAATGGAATTGATTACCAAACCGGTGAACCTTACACAAATAGAGGATTTATTTGTAGAGATGCTGTTACCCACGCTACGGGTGATTACTTTATGCTTGCCGATGATGATGATATTTATCTCCCTTGGCATTTACAACAGGCTGTGGAAGGAATTGAAGAATTAGGTACAGATGCTTGGAAGCCTGAACAATCATTCTTTGCAACAGGTGATAGAGTAGAACTAACTATGAATACAATGGAAGCATCTGTAATTGTAAAGATGCCTCGTATTAGACAGATTGGTTTCCGTTCTGATATTACAGGATACGAAGGATTAAGTTGGTACACTAAATTAAGAGATGAAAAACAATTAGATGAACACAACAAAAACTACGTTCCATCTTATTGCTTTAATTGGAGTGACCCACATGAAATAGCTGGACATAAACAATCGGGTAACATCAACTCACCAACTAACTTTGAAGACCACAAAGAAGCATCAGGAGATGTGGCAAATCTTCCGTTTGAGGCAATATCTAATGAGGAACTAACACTTACCTACCAAAAGTATTTTGAGTGGCTTAAATCCAATCTATCACAGATAAATGAAGAATACTACAAACGATATGCCCTCCACTATATTTTAGAGTAAGTGGGTTATATTGTATATGATAAGCAAACTCATTACAATCCTACAACACAAAGAATACTATGGTTTATCCAAAGAAGTGGATATAGCCAAAGGTCTGTATGCTTACCCAACCTCATTCAAAGATTTTAAGAAAAGATTAAAACGTATTTGGCATGGCAAGTGGTGATTATACCGAAATGACGGCAAAGATAACCGTTGATTCTCAACAAGCTGAAAAGAATGTTGAGGGGTTAGGTGATGCGCTTGATAAAACGAGTGGAGCAGCAAAATCGTTAAAAGCTGAAATTAGACAAACAACACAGGATTTACAAAAACTTGAGCGTGAAGGTAAAGCAACTGGAGCGGAGTTTGAGAAATTAAGAGCTAAATTGGATGATTTGAATGATGCACAAGAAAGAGCAGCATTTAAGGCAGGTCAATTTGATGATAAGTTATCAGCAATGCCAGGTGTTTTAGGACAAGCTGGTGGAGCATTAAAAACATTTAACGATTCAGTAAACCAATTTGGTAAAACTCTTACATACTCATTGGGTATAGTAGGTATCATTATTACTGCATTTGTAGCGATGAAACAATCGTTAGAATCTACTGCAGAAGGACAAGCACTACTTACAAGAGTATCATCAGCATTCCAAAAAGTATTAGGACCATTACTTGCTATTGTTGAAAAGGTAGCAGTTCCAGTCTTTGAAACACTTGCATCTGGATTAGAAGCAGTTGCAAGGGGATTTTCCAAAGCAGCAGAGTTCATTGGTATATCATCATCTAAAATCAAAGAAGCTAGTTCAGGTGTTAAAGATTTCAAAAAACAAGCAGAAGATTTAGCAAAAGCAGAAAAGGAAAGGGCTGATAAAGCAAAGGCAGATGCAGATGCTTTAAAAGCTAAACAAGAAGCAGCAAGAGAAGCAGCAAGAGCAAAACAAAAAGCAATAGATGATGAAGCTGCAAAAATACAAACAGAAGCGGCTTTATCTTTATTAGATGCAAGAGCTAGAGAAATAAAAGAAAGAGAGTTAAGATACGCGGAAGAAAAGAAAACTATATTAGCAAGTAATAATAAAGATTTAACTAATCTAAATAAAGAATATCATTTAGATAAAGTTGCTATTGATAAAAAATACGAAGACGAAAGAAAAGAGAAAGAGAAAAAGGATTTAGATGAAAACTATAAGAAGTTTGAAGAGTTTTTAGAAAAAGGTAAAGCAGCTCAAGAAAAGGATGAATCAGAAAAAAGAGCATTAACATATCAAACTATTGAAGGCCAAATAGGTGAATTAGATAGATTAAATGATAAATACGATAATGATTTTGCAGCTGATAGAGATAGATTAGAACAAAAGAAAGTTTTAATAGCAGAAGAACGTGAGTTAGCATTAACAAATACAAAACTTACAGAAGCAGAACGATTAAAGATTATTCAAGATGCTGCCGATAAGGAAAGAGCCATTGATAAATCTATAACCGAATCTAAAAAGGCAGAGATGCAGGCTAGAACTGATTTGCAGTTAAGGTATGCAGATGTTGTAGGTCAATTAGGTTCAGTATTGAGGCAAGCAGCAGGTGATAACAAAGGATTAGCAATTGCTGGTTTAGTTATAGAGCAAGCAGCAGGTATAGCAAAAATTGTTATTAACACACAAGTAGCAGCAGCTAAAGCAGGATACTTTACACCAATAGGTATAGCAACATTAGTATCAGGAGCATTATCAGTAGCATCGGCTGTAATGGCAACTGCAAAGGGTATTCAACAAATCAACGCAGTTCAAGTGCCAGGTGGTAGTGGCGGTGGAGGTGGAGGAATGTCTGCACCATCTATACAAGCACCACGCGTTGGTACTGCAGCTGAACCACAAATGGCTGAAGGTGTGGGCCAAAATCCATCATCACAGATTGCACAAACGATTGGACAATCACAAAACCAAGTTGTTCGTGCATACGTGGTTTCACAAGACATAACTACACAACAACAACTTGACCGTAAGGTCAACGCAGCTGCGGTTTTCTAAACTTTTTGTTTGCATTTTTCTCCATGATAACGATTATATCCTAATCCTCTGGAATTGATACCACAATATGGGCAAGTTTTATATTCATTTAACTTGCTCATATTTTTTTTACGAGCAATAATAGATTTTTCAGTAGGATATTTACCAACAATATATCCACCTAACGAACATTCTTCTTTTGTGAATAATTTTCCGTTCCAAACTCGCTCTTTGTTTTTATATGCATTGTTTATAGCTTTAATCATTACCCTATAATCTTGTCCATCATTCCAATCGTATCCACAACTAATATTTAATTGCTTTTCCATATCAGCAGCTTTATCAATATCAGTTTCTTTAACAATTTCACATACATCATCTAATGTATATCCTTGTACTTTTAATCTTTTTTTAAGATTTATAGTACATCCCCATTTAACTCCTTTGATGTGATATAAGTAATACATTGTGCTTTAAGTTTATCTATAACTACAATATACGAATAATTTGTTATATTACCAAAAGATTTACACTTTTTATGAATGAGAAACTTGACCTTTACGAACTAGTCATTGACGAAACAACAGATGATGAAGTATTTGCCCTATCGTTAGTTAGTGAACCAGCTATACAATCTAACTTTATATACCTAAATAAGAATGGTAAACAATTAGAAGTAAAGTTTGCTTCCATAGATGAAGAGAAACGTTTGATTGTTGGACCTATCCTAATACCTGATATGAAGATACTTCGTCAGGATTCATCAAACGAAAAACCATATGAGGTATTCTTCTCAAAGGATACAGTAAAGCAAGCAGCTCAAAAGTATCTTGCTGATAACAATGCAAACAACATTACGGTAGAGCACGAAAGACCAGTAGATGGTGTATCATTAGTAGAGAGTTGGATTGTAGATTCAACTGTATATGATAAATCAAAGATGTATGGATTGAATGCTAAAATTGGAACTTGGATGGGTGTAT